GCAGATAAATCTACCGGGAGGATGAATATGAAGATGCAAAACCCCACGAAGGCTACGGCAGTCGGTCGTTCTGTGTCTGGTGGACAAGTGAAGCTTGACCCCGCAGTATTTGATAATTTTTGGAAACATGAGATGGTGCCACTTGTGGAGGGGTTAAAACGCGGCGATCCTACGTGTTACATAAGGATTTTTGGAAAGCCGGAGCCCCATAAGATCGAGAAAATAAACCAACATCGAGAGAGGTTGATAGCCAATGTAGGTGTTGCTGAGACGATTTTAGGGAGGGTTTTATTCGGCGACTTGACCAAGCAGAAGAGTGATGCCACACCCTGGTGTATGGACCATGATATGGACCATGCCAGGTTTGCTGAGCATGCGCTCAAGAGGTTTGGATTGGGTATGACAAAGTCAGATGTTGACAAATTCAATGGATCTAAGGGAAATGATTTTAGTAGCTGGGACTGGACTGTTAATCAGACGGATGCTGATGGAGCTGAGCAACTTTTTGTTAAAATTTATGGAGTTGACTCCATCGAGGTTGCATTTATTCGATTTCTGTTCGGTCTCGGTAATTTTATGGTTATTTGGATACTCCCTAATGGACAAAAGTACAAGCAACTAATACCCGGTATAGTCAAGTCTGGGTCACCTATAACTCTGTATCTTAATTGCGTTTTTATGACGCTTTATTTTATGGATGCTGGTGGTGATCCTGATGACTTGTTGTGCCAGGGTGATGATTCAAAGTTCGCGCATTGGAAATATAATCCTAGTGTTGACAAGCAAGTTGAGATAAGATACCTCGAAAGAGGTAAGATAATTGATGTCACAGGTAAGGATTTTTGTGGGCGTAGGATGCTCCATTTAGGTTTAATTAATGAGCAATTTCCTATGATGCAACTCACCAAGGATAGGATGCCCAAATCTGTTTTGCATTTGCTAAATTAGCAAACAACAATTCGGCTTCTTTTAATCCTGCTGTTGAGTCTGCAGCTAGGAATTTTTGCTACCCAGAAAAGCCTGATGGACAGCCAATGTTCAAG